GCCTCCCAAATCTAATTAGTCGATACCGTAGAACGCTGAAACCAACGCGCTTGACTGTAGTACTTTAGCTCCATAAACATGAAGACCTCGTACAATATCACCAAACGAATCAGGATCACGCAATACTTCAGTACTCGTAATCGTCTGTGCGGTTGCTGTAGACGACATATGTCCAGCCAAACATTTACCAGCAGCATTAGATGCTGCAGCAATATTGTTTGATTTATACATACTAAATCCACGCAACTTACCAGAAGTTACTAGACCGTTCCTAATTGAACCTTGACCACCATTATAATCAGCAGATAAAAGTTTTGATGCTGTTCCAGACAGAACCTCATAGAAATCGGGCGAGGCTACAAACCAACGTCCTTCCTCAGGAATTTTGGAATCGTCTAAAAGACGAGCCATATGTCCGAGTACATCTATAGGATCATGCTCTGACGAGCCAAAACCAATATCTAGATTACCAGTACCATCAAACGTACCCGCAGCAAGATCAGTCGCATTATCCGAACCTAAAATATGGTTCGGGCTAGAAGCTGACACTCCTGCAAACATAGTAGCAATAACACCCTCATCGAAAGCATCTTTTAGAGCATAGGCTGCTGAAGATGAAGCTACTTCCCGCCAGTTCACATGGGACATATTAGCTTCAATATCGTCCACCTTGAACTTAAAGGCATTAGCCGTATCAACAACAAGCGATAACTCTTGATCAGTTAGCTTTGTCTGGGTTACATCTGCACCACGTTCATACGTATATACAGTGATTGTTGGTTCTTTAATTATCTTTACGGAGTCTCCGAAAGCGGTAAGTTCACCAGAATAGTCGGTGTTTGTAATCGCTTCAACTACCGAAGCCTTTCTAAAGAAGTTAAGAACTTTTTTAGAGTAGACTGCGGGAAGAAAAAACGAATTATTTTGACCACTTACGGAGTTCGCAAAGTTAGCATCAGTATCTGTGCTAGGCTCGAAGTATTGATCACTTGCATTATAAGCCATTTTGTTACCCTCCTATTTATTATCAAATTAAAAGTTATTATTTTACTATTCTGCCTTCTGAAAGAGCCTGATTGATTTCGTTTTCAAATCTATCAAATTCATGTAAAGACATAGCAGTAATTTCCCTTTCAGTCCAAATCTTATCCTGCCTCGGCTCAACCGCAGTTGTTTTGGTTGAAACCATATCAGCAGCAGATTTTTTGGACCTACTAGAAGATGACTTCTTAGCCTTAGAAGAAGTAGTAATGCCTAAATCCCTTTTATATAAATCTAAAGCTCGACTAGCAAGATAACCATCATTATTATTTTTATATATCCAGTCTTGAATAGACTGTGGTTGTGCTTTCGCCCAACTATGGAACTCATCATTATTTCTAATTTCTTCAAAATCAGGATGGTTCTGTAGCAATCTTTCATGCGCCTGTTTAGTAACTAAATCTGTTTCACGTTCCTGTAAGGTTGCAAGTTTCTCTTCTAAGATTTTAGTCTTTTCAGAACTTTGCATGTGTGCTACAGTCTCTACTACTTCATAGACATCTGGATATTGTTTTCTAAATTTTTCTAAGTCCTCTGGAGATTTAGGAGCTACATAGCTTGGTCTGTTTTGAGCAGCTTCATCTAGTAATTCCTGTTCTCTCGTTTTAAACTCATTTAGTTTAGAATCATAATGTGTTTTTAAATCATCATATCTTTTTTTATAGTCTGGTTTCTTATAGGGCTGAGCTTTAGTAACTTTAGCTTTCTTTTCAGCAGAGGCTGCTTCAGCTTCAGTTTCTTCAGTCTCTGGCTCTTCAAAAAATAAACTATTAGAAGATACAAATACTTTATTATCTTGCTTATGCCAATCTTTTTTTTGGTTATAAGGATTAGCCTTAGGTTCTTCTTGTTGACTTGTATTAGCCATTTTCTTTTCTCCTACTCAGGGCTTCATTAACAAGGTAGCTGCCTTTTGCGCATGGCAGGGCTTGTTCTTGTAAAGGTAGCCTTTCGGTTATTGTTGTGATAGAGGGCTTATAAAAGGTAGCTCTATCGTTTTAGCGCATTCGGGGATTAATAGACAACATACTTTTTTTAATTTCCTCTGTTGCAATATTTTTATCTTCTATCTTTCCACCCAATGCAATTTCTTGTCTTTCTACATCGTCTGATTCAATTTCGGCATCTTCCATCATACTTTGTAATCTTTCCTCACCTATTTGATCAGCTGCTTTTGAAGTAAAGACAAACTCACCATCCGATAACCTTGCGGGTATCGAATCGGAGACTTCCGAACCTGGACCTTCAACAGGGCCAGCCCCTGAAAATTCTATTGCTGTATCCATAATTTTATCAAACATAACACTTAACTCTGGATCAGCTTCTAATTTATTCATTAATGCTACTTCTTCTTCTGGAGATAAAGACTGTGAGACAACGAAATCTAAATACTCATCTTCCATTTGTTCATCAGGCATTATATCCTCTTCATGTGTCAGACCAGCCATTTCAGTACCGTCTGGCATTATATGTGTGGTGCTTTCAAGTTCTTCCATTTGAGCTTCTATATCTCTATCTTCTTCATCTGCTGGAGTTTCTTCAACAGGTACAAGTTCATCTCCTTGAGCTTCTATTTCTCCGCCTTCTTGTTTTTTAGCTCGTTTTTTCTCAATCGTTATAGGAGTTATAGCTATTGCTAATCCTTCCATTTGTTCTTTCATTGAGCCATTTCTTTTCTTTCTTTTTTTAGGCATTATCTAGTCTCTTTTATTGTTTGTTTAACCCGTTGGGGGAGCTGGAGCAACCGTTCCAGAGAACTGATCCTCCCCTGGCATCGGTACATTTCCAGTTCCGATGTTGCCACCGCCAGTACCTGTAACTCCAGGTTCTTGAGTTCCTTGAGGTAGTCCTCCAGCGGCTCCCATTGCTCCTTGTTGTTGACCAGGAGGTTGAGCTTCCTCGCCTGTGTTTTTTCCAGCATTCTGCATTCCTATTATTTGGGCCATTATAGCTGCTTCTTCAGGATTATTTAGTATTTCTTCAGGATCTAAATCTAAGCTATAGGCCAGTTCACTTATAAGTTTAGAAATTTTAACAAAAGGAGCAACAGCTGGACTTTGTGCTGTTTGAAGGAACATAGTTAATCGTTGACTTCGTACTTCTTTCTGCATCAAACTGTTTGTTCCAGCAGCTTTAATTTCTAAATCACCTTTAACATCCATATTACCTTCAAAAAATTGCATGTTCCATTGAAAGTAAGCTTCCCCTAATGGTTTTAATAAAAAATCATCAAGGTTTTTAACAACTGTTTTAATATTTAAACTAGCTGCTCCTAATAACATGGACATACCAGAAGCTGTTCTAGTCATACTTTGAACACCTGTTTGTCCATGACTATAACTAGGTATTCCTGTTTGTTCATCTGCAAGCTGTCTAAACTTATCAAACATCATCATATTTTCATTTGATGTGTTAGGGAATTTTAATCCATGTATAGCTTGTCCAGGCATTCCTGCTTGCCTACGAAATATTTTTCCTGGATATACTTCCATAGATTGACCACCTACTAAAGCAGATTCATCTACATCAAATACTATAGATCCAGATAATGCTAAGTTATCAATAGCCATACGAGCATGACCGTTCATTACTTGCTGGCTATCATCCATATTTTCAGCTACACCAATACCAAAGAAATTATATGGGTTTCTTTCATAAGGAAAAGAATGATAAGGAATACGAAATGGAGCAAAGGGATTAAAAACAGCTCTTAATAATTTATCACCAGTTATCCAAGCATTGATCTGTACTTCATCTAAATCATCTATATCATCAGATATTTCAATACCAACTTCTCTAGCATATTGAGCATCCATAATTCCCCAATATTCAAAGACTTCATAATTTCCTTGATAATCTTCGCTGCTTCCAGAATCGTCTTTTAGCTGGCTTTCAAAACCTTTTTCTTCATAGTTAGGCCCCATTTTTAAACAAGCTCGAATAGCTTCTTCATCAAAATAAGGCATATTACGAAGTTGTCTAAGTTGGCTTCGATTCATTTTATGGCGGTGTATTACATATTCACACTCTTCCATATTAGTTGCTGCAGGATCTGGATAAAAATCCCAACAACTTACAAACTCTATTCTAGGTACTCTAACTTCTAAAGGATTATATTCTCTTTCTCCTCCTTCACCTATGTCCCATTTATGTAATTTTTTATTAAAATTGAAAGGCCCCTTTACGATGCCAGTTCCTAATAAAGCCGACTCAAGTAAAGCATTTCTTATTTCAGACGAACCATTAGATTCTTCAATCTGATCATGGATTAATTTTTCCATTCGTCTTGCTGCTTTTTGTGCAGGATTTATTTCTAATACTTCAGGATTAGGACTACTTCCTTCAACAAGCATATCTTCTGCTTTATCTTCTAAGGAATCAGTAAAAAGACCTTTAGCAAAAGTAGCTCCAGGTTTTAATGTTCTACCATCTCCTTCATATCCAACATCATAGATATTTTCCTGTGGTTCATCTTCTAAACGATTACCTAAATTATCAGGTTCTGGAGTTTCTGTATCAGGTATGGAAGATTCTATATCAGGAGTTGGATTATTTATATCTAAATGAGCAGAGCCAAGTTCTCCTTCAGGTATTTTAGTTTCTGTAACTCCAATAGGAAATTTACCTGTACCGAATATTACATCTACTAATTGTCCAAAGGCAGCAAGAACTTTTGTTTTAGTTATTTTTACAAAGACTCTAGATTTTTCAGAAGCTCTAAATTTAACTGATTTATTATAAAATCCACGATAATTTTCGTAGGCTCTTAACCACCTTCTTTCATCTATATTTCTTTTATCTTCTGCTTTTAAGTATCTAGATTTAATTAAACCTACTAAATTAGATTGTTGATCTGCTTCTAATTTTAATGTTTTACCTGTTTCGCCTTCTACATCTTCGTAGAGATGATTTGAATCCAAAAAAGTAGTTGTCTTCTTTGCCATCTACTTTTTCCCAAAAGGTCTAGTATATTGTATACGGTATCTAGTATCACCTTCTTCTTTTGTTATACTAGCTTCAAAACTTCTTCCTAACTTTCTTTTTAACTCATATTTTGTACGTGAAGGACTTCCTGTATACTTTTCTCTTGTTGCACTAGCTTCTGTTTTAGGAGATCTAACAGTAACTTTTGATTTAGCCTGATCTTGTGTTTGATGATAATTTAATGAAGCATTTACATTTCCAAAGTCTTTTTGTAAATGAAGACCTCCATTATTATATCTTAATCTTTTATCTTTTTTTGCCATAGGTTAATATCCAAATACTGAGTCTGATGGTGAATAGGCATCAGTTTTAATTCTTAATCTTCTATCATAAGGATGATCTAATCTTGGTCGACTCATTAGCATATAGCGTAAAGCATCATAAGCATGATCAGAAGCATTCGTATCAACATCTTCTGAATTAGTTTTAGACAATGGAATACCTTGTATTTCTCTTATTAAATTAATACAATTACTTACTATCTGTAATCGTGGTCTTCCATTTTCAGGTCGCTTTCTTAAATTCTCATGTACCTGAACTTTACCTGCAATCCTATTTTTATCTGCCCTTCTTAACTTATGTCCTTTCCCAACAAGTGTTTCTCCAATAGTAGGTCCAGCATATCCTGTTCTAGACCAAGCAGAAGTATCTAAAACTCCTGTTATGGATTTTATTTCAGATTCTTCCATCTGTGTTATTTTATCAGCTAACGCATTTCCTGTAAGACCCTTTTGGTATAATTCTCTATAAACAATAATGGTTTTGTCTTCTGGATCAACCGCCGCCCATAAGCAACAACTTTCTGCAGCGTAACCGTAGTCTACGCCTTTAAATCTTTCCCACCAAGATGGTATCTCGAAAGGAGTTATTACATGCGTTTCTGGTTCAAACTCAGCAAATGCTGCTCCTTCTGCTACATCCCAATTACCTTCTAGTAATTGTTTACGTTGTACAGCAGGAAGCGAATTAAGCATCCTTTCGTATTCACCATCTAATGCTAAATAAGGATTATCCTGTAATCTAGCAGGGATGAACTTTCGTGTTAAACCGTCATGCCCTATAAAAGCTTTATTAAACTCCGAAGGCAAGATATATCTTTTCTTTACCCACTGTGCGCCAACTCCACCTGGGTTCGCTGTGCATCTTAGATAAGTTTTTAAATTAGGATCTGTTGTTCTTAAACGAGAAGCTAAATAGTTCCAACCAAATTCTGTTGGTAGATGTGTTATCTCATCAAACCCTATCCAACTATATGCTTGTCCTTGATAACGATAAACATCTGCATCACGTTCTAAGAATCCAAACTCTATCTTTGCTCCACTAGGAAAGTTCCATAGTTTTTCAACTTCACGAAATCTGGCTCCTTTAAAAGCTTTGGGATAAAGTTCCCTAGACTTATCTATCAATTCTCTTAATTCAGGCATTGACTTTCTTAGTATCAATGCTCTGTGTACAGGATTATGACAAGATCGCAATGGATCAATTACCATTGCATAACTTTTACCACCTCCTGCAGCTCCACCATAAAGTACATCCTTTTCTGATGCAGCTAAAAAATCTTTTTGAGGGCCTTTGTTGGGCATAAACTCAACATAAGATCCTGTTTCATCTAAATGCTTTTGTATTACATCAGGTAACTCTTTACTTTCTGCCTCTGTAATAACATTCGATGTTAAAACTTTTTTAGTTTTATTAAACGATTTTTCCGCTTTCTTTAAATTTCTGCGTATCTTTGTTATCTTTGCCTTTTTCTTCTTTAGGTTCCGTTGAGCCTGAAGAGTAGCTTTAATATCTGATAACGCAGAATTTCTAGGCCTTCCTGTCTTTTTTCGCGGAGTTCCGTCTTTCTTAAGTATATAGTTCCCTTGAGCATCTGTCAAGTATTTTTTAGAATTTTTTTCTAGATCTTCCATATACCTTATCTACATATTTTTTTAGACCCACCCTAGAAAGCTTTCTTCCTGTTTCTGCTTCTAACCAATCAACACCTATTCCAAGACTTATTTCACCTGCGTTAACAGACTCTGATACCTCTTTTAAAATACTAAGTTCTTCAGTTATTGGTTTAAGATATCCTTCTATTAAAGACAACTCATACCCAAAAGGAATAGTTGAAGTAGCTCTTCTTATATAATCTTTAGGAAGAAGCATACTCATTTTATTTTTTATCATCTTCAAGAGAAGAATCACCTAGTACTTCTGCACTACTGTAAAGAAAATCTTCTTTATGTTCTTTATATTGTTTAAATTTTTTAATATTAAAGCGTCGTATTTTATTTAGATCTTCTAAGTGCTTTATTTTTTTCTTATTCTTCTTAATTTTTTTATTCTGATAACGCTGCCCTTGTTTTTTAAAAAAGCCATCCCTGTTATTTCGTATCCCCATAGAGATATACTACCTAGATTCTATACTAAACTAAATAGAGAAGATGCCTTTTCTTTTATTTTTGCATATAAATCAGGTTTTACTTTTTTTAAAACAACAACAGCTATAACAGCTACAACTACTGCGCCAATTAGAACATCCATATATTAATCCTCTTCATCAATTTCAGTATAATGCCCTTCAGTGGCGGATATTTCAATAGGGGCTTTATCGGGCATTAAAAAGATACCACCGCCTATATTATGATTAACATCCATTCTATCTATTTTTCCAACACCTACTCTATCTAATAAAGTTTGTGCTGCTGCTAATTTATTATTAGCCTGGACTATAGGCCTTTTAGATTCCATAATCTCTATAAGCTTAAAAGCAGCCTTAGGTGCTGAATTAGCTAATACTTCTCTAGTTAATTCTAATATTTCTGATTTTAAACTCTTAACAATGAAATAATGTGGAGAAGAATAACCAGCTAATTCTGCAGCCTTCTTTGCATCTCCTTGAGTTTCTACAAGATTACTAAGAAAAGACTTTTGTTTCTCTGTCAGTTCTCTTTTCGTTTCGCTTTTTGCTACACTATTTAAGATTGCCATTAAAATAGTATATAGTTCATATAAGAGTATGTCAAGTATTTAGATATATTACTTGACAAAAGTGAATCTGATGTCTATAATAGAGAGACACTCTTTCGCTTCCCCCTCTATTACTATACTATATATACTATATAGATCTCTATAGCTCTATAGAGCTTCTTGTTTATAATATAATATATAATATATAAAATAATATATATAGATCTTTATAGCTCTATATAGCTCTATAGAGCTTCTTGTTTATAAAATAATATATTTATATATATAAAAAATAGAGAGTTCTGTAGAGTCTATAGAGTAACTTTATAGTCTTTAGAGTCTATAGAGTAACTTTATAGTCTTTAGAGTCTATGAAGTACAGCTGGTTTATAGTCTGTTTTGTCCTAAAATGTATAACCACTGTATATGTACTACCCCACCCCCCCTGGCCTCCTGCGCCCCCCCTTCAGCTCCATAGACTCCATAGCTCCACACCCCTCTGTAGATCTCTAGAGACTAGG